CCCTTAATGTGTTTATATACAACAAAGAGCGTACGTTACTAGAGAAAGGTACCCCCCATAAAACTTTACCTCCCACACCCCCGTAGGCGTATAAAATTTTATACAAATTTCGGACAACACCTCAAAAAAATAACGCTGTAACTATATGATTCTAAAAGAAAAACCTGTGCAAACATAGGTCATCAAGTGCATGAAACTTTAATAAAAATGTATCGTATATTACACAAAAAACCCCATATTTGTAAACTATGAGTTACGTTTTAGCGAAGTTTTTAAACCCTAAAGGTATAATAGTTTATGACTAAGAAAGGGGTCCCCAATGAAGTTCACGGTAAAAAAAGTAGACATCAGAAATCCGGCTATGATAAATCTACTAATGTTTTTGCAAAGACAGATACTACCCGAGGACGTCCCTTACAAACCGGAGCGGGGCCATTGGTGGGTTGCGTATGCCGAGTGCGGGAAGCCTGTTGGTTTTGCGGGTATGGTGAGATCAACCAAATGGACAGATACAGGTTACTTATGTAGAGCAGGCGTATCCGATAAATTTCAAGGACACGGTATTCAGCTTCGACTTATAAAAGCCCGTTTGTCACAAGCAAAACGACTTGGTTGGAATTGGTGTATTACGGATACAACAAATAACCCTGCAAGTGCAAATTCTCTTATCAATGCGGGATTTAAAATGTATACTCCTGGTAATCCGTGGTCTTTTAAAAATGCGTGTTACTGGAAATATAAGGTCGATCCCAATGCCATACAAAGACGAGAACGTAAGAAAAGCGTATCACAAGCAACAGAGCCGTAAGTATTATTTAGCCAACAAAGAAAAAGTATTAGCCTCAAGTAAACTAAGTAGAGCAACAGGAAAAGCTCGTTGGGATACGTTTAAACTCACACTTAAATGCACAAAATGCGGCTTTAATCACCCAGCAGCGCTAGACTTTCACCACGTAGACCCGAGCAAAAAAGAAAATATTATTAGTAATTTAGTTAGCAACGGGCGCTTTGCTGCAGCTATGGAGGAACTTCAAAAGTGTATCGTATTATGCGCAAACTGCCATAGAGTACACCACCACAATGAAAAGCTGATACACTCTGGGTAATTACAACCAACCCGTATTCAAACAATGCCGGTAAATGTAGAACCTACAAACGAATATCCTGAGCCCAAACGGATCAAGAACAACAAAGACATACCGCATTCAGATAAACTGCGTGCTAAAGCCAATACCGCTATGCTATTAAAAGAGCTAGATGCTGATCTTGGCGAATCAACTGAAGAAGAAAGACAAGAAGCCTTAGCGCTATTTGATCAGATTGACGGCGTACCCCCTAATTTAGCTGCTAAAAAAGAACAAGAAGAGGCTGCGTCTAAACCAGGAGTAGCCTTAGCGCTTGGCGGGTACATTTCACACTACGATCAGCAGGTTATTGCCGATAAAATTCAGCTTCGGAACATTGCAATCAACCGTTTATTAGAGATGAGCCAAGATGACGACCAAAAAATTGCCATTAAAGCCGTGGAATTAATAGGAAAAGCCTCAGATCTCTTCACCGACCACCAAGAAATTACGATTACTCATAAAAATAGCGCTGAATTGCAAGATGCTATTAGAGAAAGAATCAAACAACTCATGGAGATGAACACTATAGATGTTACTCCTAAGTCCAAAAAGCTCACAAATTCACTAGATGACAACAGCAAAACAGTTAACGCCGAGTGAGTTAAAAGCTTTAGAGCAAAATCTCCCCAACATGACCCCGGCGCAGCTTCGGTTATTGCTCTCTGAGCTAGAAGAGACGGTGGATGCCAAGAGTAAAGAGAATTGCCAAGACAAGTTTATGGATTTTGTACACAAAGTATGGCCTGATTTTATTGATGGAGAACATCATAGCGAGATGGCCAACGCATTTGAAAGGGTAGCAAACGGTGAAATTAAAAGACTTATTATTAACATGCCTCCTAGGCACACTAAATCAGAATTTGCGTCGTATTTACTTCCTGCTTGGTTCTTGGGAAAATTCCCGAAGAAAAAGGTCATCCAAACATCACATACTGCTGAACTTGCCGTTGGATTTGGACGTAAGGTTCGTAACTTGGTGGACTCAGACGTATATAAGTCCATCTTCCCTGGTGTCGGGCTACAAAGCGACTCTAAGGCCGCAGGACGTTGGGCCACAAACAAAGGTGGTGACTATTTTGCGATTGGTGTTGGGGGCGCTGTTACGGGTAAGGGAGCTGACATCCTCATTATCGACGACCCACACTCAGAACAAGAAGCCGCTCTAGCTGAAAATAACCCCGATGTGTACGATAAAACCTATGAGTGGTATACATCTGGCCCTCGTCAACGTCTACAACCAGGTGGTTCGATTATTATAGTGATGACACGATGGTCCAAAAAAGACCTGACTGGTCAGGTAGTTAAATCTGCTATGCAACGCTCGGGGGAACAATGGGAAGTCATTAATTTTCCTGCAATTTTAGACGACGAACAACCACTTTGGCCTGCCTTTTGGAAATTATCTGAATTATTAGCACTAAAAAATGAATTACCTAACGGTAAGTGGATGGCGCAGTACATGCAGCAGCCAACTTCAGATGTTTCAGCTATTGTGAAACGAGAATGGTGGAAGATTTGGGAAGGAGACCACCCGCCGTACTGCGAATTTACTATTCAGAGCTGGGATACGGCATTTTTAAAAACCCAACGTTCAGACTACTGTGCTTGTACTACTTGGGGGGTATTTTACCAGCCAAACGACCGTGGAGTCGATGTTTCAAACATTATTCTGTTAAACTCCTTCAAGAAGCGCATGGAATTTCCGGAACTAAAGCAAAAAGCTTTTGAAGATTACAAAGAATGGGAACCAGATTCGCTTATTGTTGAGGCTAAAGCTTCGGGTGCGCCATTAGTATTTGAGCTACGAGCAATGGGTATTCCAGTCCAAGAGTATGTCCCAAGCAAAGGTAACGATAAAATAGCTAGACTTAATGCAGTAGCAGATATGTTTGCTTCGGGTAGAGTATGGGTGCCCAATACTGCATGGGCAGATGAATTAGTAGAAGAAGTAGCAAGTTTTCCATCGGGCGAGCATGACGACTTAGTGGACTCGATGACACAAGCATTATTACGTTTTCGTCGTGGGGGCTTTGTTAATCTAGAGTCTGACTACGAAGACGAGCCACAAGGGTTTAAGTCAAAAAGACATCAGGGTTACTACAACGTATAGGTAAAAGATTATGGCAATGGAAAAAGGTTTATATGCAGCCCCACTGGGCATGGATCAAGCGGCAGAGGAAGAAGAGCCTCTAGAAATTAGTATTGAAGACCCAGAAGCCGTTGACATTAACACAGGGCCCGTAAGTATTCATATTGAACCTGGTGCTAAATCTGGTGAAGACTTTAGTGCAAACCTTGCCGAGTTTATGGGCGCCGACGACCTGCAAGAATTGGCTAGTGATTTATTAGGTGATCTTGATGAGGATATCTCTTCCCGCAAAGACTGGATGCAGACATATGTGGATGGCTTGCAACTATTAGGTATGAAGATTGAAGAACGTACTGAGCCTTGGCCTGGCGCTTGCGGCGTGTACCATCCGCTTTTAGCTGAGACTTTAGTTAAGTTCCAAGCAGAGACCATTATGGAGATCTTCCCAGCGCATGGCCCTGTCAAAACAACTATTATTGGCAAAGAAACACAAGAGAAAAAAGATGCCGCTGAGCGTGTCCAAGACGACATGAACTATCAGCTAGTAGAGAAAATGGAAGAGTATCGCCCTGAGACAGAAAGAATGTTATGGGGTTTAGGCTTATCTGGTAATGCGTTTAAGAAGATTTATTTTGACCCAAGCTTAAACCGTCAAGTAAGTATGTTCGTTCCAGCAGAAGATTTAGTTGTACCTTATGGTGCTTCTAGTTTAGAGTCTTCCCCCCGTGTTTCCCACATTATGCGTAAGACCAAGAACGAAGTTCGCAAGTTACAAGTAGGTGGCTTTTGGTGTGACGTAGATTTACCTGAGCCCGTTGACGCATTTGATGAAGTAGAAAAGAAAATTGCTGAAAAGATGGGCTTTAGAGCATCCACCGACGATCGCTATAAGATTATTGAGATGCAAGTTGATCTTGACCTAGAAGGTTATGAAGATCTAGACAAAGACGATGAACCTACAGGTATTGCGCTTCCATATATTGTTACTATTGAGAAGACTTCGCAGACCGTATTGGCTATCCGTCGTAACTGGAAAGAAGATGATGAGACTAAACAAAAACGTGCGCACTTTGTTCACTATGGTTACATTCCCGGTTTTGGCTTCTATTGTTTTGGCCTTATTCATCTTATCGGTTCATTTGCTAAATCAGGTACTTCCATTCTCCGCCAACTCGTTGACGCTGGGTCGCTTTCAAACTTGCCAGGTGGCTTCAAGACCCGTGGCTTGCGTACTAAAGGAGACGACACCCCCATTGCGCCCGGTGAGTTTAGAGATGTGGACGTGCCGTCCGGGACCATACGGGACAATATTGTTCCCCTGCCCTACAAAGAGCCCTCAATGGTTCTTGCAGGTCTCCTAGATAAAATTATTGAAGAAGGGCGTCGTTTTGCTTCAGCAGCCGACTTACAAGTATCTGACATGTCGAGCCAAGCTCCTGTTGGTACAACGCTGGCAATTCTAGAGCGTACCCTAAAGATTATGTCCGCAATACAGGCCCGCATCCATTACTCGCTAAAGAAAGAGCTTTGTTTGTTGCGTGACATAATTCGTGACGATACACCGGAAGATTATGACTACGAGCCAGAAGTTGGGAACCGCAAAGCTAAGCGAGCCGACTACGACCACTGCGACGTCATTCCTGTGTCAGACCCTAATGCTGCAACAATGAGCCAAAAAGTTGTGCAGTATCAAGCGGTTATGCAGTTAGCCCAAGGCGCACCTCAGTTATATAACATGCCCTACCTTCATAGACAAATGTTGCAGGTTTTAGGGATTAAGAATGCGCAAAAGTTAGTACAGCTACCTGAGGATAAAAAACCAACAGACCCTGTAACTGAGAATCAAGACATTCTGATGATGAAACCGGTCCAAGCATTTTTGTACCAAGACCATGAAGCGCACATTATTACTCACCGCTCAGCAATGCAAGATCCTAAGATCGCTCAGTTACTAGGCCAGAATCCACAAGCACAGGCGATGATGGCTGCTATGCAAGCACATATTAACGAGCACATTGCGTTTGAGTATCGTAAACAAATGGAAGAACAAATGGGTACCGAGTTGCCATTCCACCCAAGCGATGATGACGAAGATAAGTCAATGCCTCCGTCTATGGAAGTACGTATCTCTCAATTAGCTTCCAAAGCTTCACAGGTTATTTTGCAAAGAGATAAGACTCAGATGGCTGCGCAGCAAGCCCAACAAGCACAGCAAGACCCGATTGTTCAAATGCAACAACAAGAATTACAAATTAAGGCGCAAGATGTTCAACTCAAACAGAAGAAGATCGCCGCCGACGCCGCTGCAAAAGCAGATCAAATATCCTTGGAACGTTTACGTATCATGTCTCAAGAGAAGATCGCCGGTATGCAGATTGGCGCAAAAGTCCAAACCGATAAGGCTAACCTTGCTGCAAAACAGCATAGTGACGGCTTACGGATAGGAGTAGATGTAGCAAAATCAAAAGATCAGATGGCGCTACAAGCATCACAAGCTATTGTGAATCATAAGCAAGCACAAGACCAACTTCAAGTGCAAGCTAATCAAGCTAAAAACAATACCCCAAAAGGTAACGAATGAACGCCCTAGAAGTGATCGTAAAGCAAATTGATGACAAAGTAGATCAGATCCAGCAATCTGTAGTAACAGGAAATATGGAAAAGATCGAAGACTACAAAAAAGCGTGCGGCGAGATTCGAGGTCTGCTAATTGCACGTGGATACGCATTAGACCTTAAAGACAAACTGGAGAACTCAGATGAGTGAAATCCTTATCGGCTCAAACCCCGATAATCCTCAAGTAGTAGGAGTAGTAAACCTAGAAGCAAGTAACGAAGAAAAAGCAAAGCAAGTCCCAACCCCATCTGGCTACCGTATTATGTGCGCAGTTCCAGAAGTGGAAGAGGCTTATGAAAGTGGGATCATCAAAACTGATGCCGTAATTAACTTTGAAGAAAGATTAGCAACTGTCCTATTTGTAGTAGCGCTAGGACCAGACTGTTATTCAGACAAAGACCGCTTTCCATCAGGACCATGGTGTAAACAGGGTGATTTTGTATTAGTCAGACCAAACTCTGGCACAAGACTGCTTATTCATGGCCGTGAATTTCGTATGATTAATGATGACTCTGTGGAAGCCGTAGTTCAGGACCCACGTGGCATTAAACGTGCTAACTAGGAGATATAAATGGCAGAACAATATAAGTTTCCCGATGAAATTGAAGCCGAAAAGGCCGAAATTAAGGTAAAAACAACCAGCCCAGACGAAGAATTCACGTTTGAGATTGAAGACGATACCCCTCCAGCAGACCGTAATCAGGCTCCAATGCCTAAAGAAATCGTCAAAAAACTGGAAGAAGCCGACGAAGAAAGCGAAGAATTAGACCCAAAAGCCCAAAAAGAACGCCTTTTACAGTACAAAAAGGTCTGGAATGATGAGCGTAGGGCTAAGGAAGCTGCTGAAAGAGAGCGCCACGAGGCTATTAATTTAGCTAAAAAAACCCTTGAAGACAACAAAAAGCTACGGGAAATGTACACCTCGGGCGAAAAAACCTATATGGAAACAGTGCAAAACTCTGCGGGTCTAGAGTTGCAAAACGCACAACGTGACTATAAAGAAGCTCTTGAATCTGGTGACTCAAACGCTATTGTTGACGCACAAACAAAGTTAAACGAGGCTTCGTATCGGTTACAGCAATCCAAACAGTTTAAGCCTAGTGCTTTACAAGAGTTTCAAAATGATGTACAAATGCAACAGGTGGAAGAAAAACAGCCCAAGGTTGACTCAAAAACTCAAACTTGGTTGGATGAAAATCCTTGGTATGGCACCAAAAAAGCCATGTCTAGTTTTGCTGTTGGAATCCACGAAGAGTTAATTGATGAGTATGGTTCATCTATTGTAGGCTCCAATCAATACTTCAAACGGATAGATCAAACTATGCGCAAGAAGTTCCCAGAGTACTTTGATACTTTGGAAGACAACGCCGACGCCCAAGAAGAGACTCAAAAACCTGTTCCAAAAGCGAAACCGACTAGCATAGTTGCCCCTGCGACACGAAGCACGTCCTCTAAACAGGTCAAGCTGAAAACGTCACAAATGGCGCTTCTTAAAAAGTTAGGTTTAACCCCTGAGCAATACGCTCGTGAGCAACAAAAATTGGAGAATCAATAATGGCTACAACTAAAGCTGCATCAAGAATTACTCGTGAATTAGACAACCGTGAACTGACTGAGCGCCCTAAAGCATGGCGACCACCAGAGCTTCTTCCAGAACCTGATAAAGAAGCCGGTTATTCGTATCGTTGGATTCGTGTTTCGATGCTAAACCAACCAGACCCAAGAAATTTATCTGCCAAACTCAGAGAAGGATGGGAACCTGTACGTATCGAAGAACAACCCAAATTTAAAC